TCCACGTCTTGCCCCGCTTCTCGGGTCCCATGAAAGCGATGAAGGAATCCCGCTCCAATGCCCCACCGAAGAATTCCCCGATCGGTGCCAACCCTTCCCCGGTGAACGTGATCAACGGGTCTTGTTTTGATGTAAACATGGCTTCGATAGCCAGAATGTCAGAAACCACGTCCGAATAATTTGTGAACCCCAATTGCAAGGACGTGTATTCATTCACCTTTTTCCCGGCAGAGATTGGATCATTTTGTTCTAGACTCTGTTGGGCTTCCTCCAACATGATTTCCAAGCGGTGCTTGTTGAAACAATGTCCAGCTAGATCCAAAAGGTAGTCAGCGGTGATGCCCCGGGGCGTTTTGTTGATCGTTAGCCCGGTGAGGAAGCGTTCGATTGCAGTACAGGTCTCCTCTTCCTTTTGGTGTTTGTCGGCCCACGTCAAATAAATGGGCTCGATTGCTTCCACGGGGGCCGTCCCGAATTCTCGAAAATGGCCCATACACCAGCCGGCAATCAGGTTCGTCCAAGCAGAGGAAAAGAGATTGTTCTCCCAAATAGGCGACAGACGGGCCAGAAAATCCGTATTGTCGATCATGCCTACCAACAAGACTTTTTCCCCAGCCGGATCCATTTTGCGTGATTTCACTTAGCGGATTCCTTCCATTCGACCAGCTTGTTCTTCCACAAGTCCATCATGTCCCCGCCTTCCGACGCGGCAACGTCGGCAGTGGTGTTTTTCCACCAAGGCCCCCACGGGTTCAATACCCAATCCAGGGAATTCCTTTTAATGTATCGGACATTCTCTACCACGGCTCGGAAATACTTGACAAGGGTTCCATGAATGTCGGCAAGGATGGGATTCTTCAACATGACGGACAGAATGAAATACTCAGGATAACGGTTCTTTCCCTTGCGGGTAGCATACGGGTCCTTGCCGGGCAGGTGGTGTTCCCAATCCTTTATGGACATGGAAACTTGAAAACGGAAATCCTCCAAGACGAAGATGGATTTCTGAACCGCTTGTGCCAAACAGAATCGGTTCTTGACGAACCAACCGTGGGTCACTTCATCCACGATGGCCCATGCGGTCTCACTCAAGTCGATGGGTTCTTGTTCTTCCTGTTCCTTGGCTATGTCAATCTGGCGGACAATCTTGTCGTATGCCGACCAAAACCCGTTTGGGCTGTACACTTGAGGGACATATTTTTGCTTGAAGTGTTTTTGCCACCAAAGCAAAGTGGCCATGATCCTTTCTTCTGGAATGCCGGATGCTTTCCGGTGTTTGTAAAAGTCCTTGGCCCATGCGTCTTTCTTTTGTGGCGTAGACTTTTTTGGATACTCTGCAAACTTTTTTTCGATCCTTTCGATGATGGCAACACACTGGCGGTCAAACTCTGGAGTTGAGTGGTGTTTCACCACCTGAACCAAAGGTTTTTTCACCAAAGGGGATGCGGGGGCGTTTTTAGCCCCCGCCGTCCCTTCTTTAGAAGGGACCTTACTTGTATCTCTTCTAGAATTGGTGCATCGTACGATGGAGGGAGACTCCATCGTACGATGCACTCTACTTGACCTATCTCTTTTAGAATTGGTTAATCCGGCGATGATGGTAGAGTTAATCGCCGGATTAAGTCTACTTGACCCTTTTAGATGGTAAGTCCCATCGGATGATGGTGGTAGGACCCTTATCTTTCGGATGCGTCCATTGAAAGATACTTGTTCCAACAACCCTAGTTTTTTCAATCGGACAATCATGTTAGTTACACTGCCGGAATTTGTTACACCAATAGCGGACGCCAAGTGATCATTTCCAGCGGTACAACAGAAGTCGAGTTTCTTTTTTCCAGATAGGGCACGGATGGTTCCCAAAAGGTAGGCTTCCAAGGCGGTAATGACTTTGGAGCGAACCAAAGTGGAAATTTCCGGGTTGACAATTACCCACCATTGGTCCTTTTGGGATTGCTCTATAGAGATTTCCTTGATCGATTCGTCATCAAGATCATGCGGGTTGTTCATAGGGAACGTCCTTGTCTAAGGGGTATGGGGAACCGGGCGGGGAGAATCCCTAGAGGGTAGGCTTGTCGGCCGGGCAGGATGCCGGTATCATACGGCATAGGTAGAAGCCTCCGTTCAAGGCTGAACCTCTTCAGCCCTCGGCCACGAACCGGGGGCTCTTTTCATTTCAGGAAGGATTTCCGGAGTCGGCGGATTTCCGATTGCGGGGCAGCCCCGGGGTCCTTTGCGTCAAGGGTGACATTGTAGGTCGTGCCGGGAAACATTGCAAGCGTGTTAGCTAAGCGTAGGGCCCGCCTACGGGCATCGGGCTCATTGTCGAGTAAAACCACACGGGTTGGGAAGGACGCCATACGGTTGATCTGAGCGGTTGTAGTGAGAAGCCCGCCGATTGCCACGGCTCCCGGCCCGATGGCCCACACGTCAGCCGGCCCCTCGCATATTATCAGGGTATCCCGACAGTATTCTTCCCCGTACAATAGGCGGTTTCGGGGAATTGCTTCTTCCTCAGGTTTGGCTCCAAGATAGCGGGGGCCAGTGGTTCCGATCGTGCGGGTAGTCCAGGTAACGGTTTTCCCCCGGAACGTCACGGGGATAAAGATCCGCCAAGACAGCCGGCCCGCATGGGGACCGAATCCTTGCAAACCCCACAAGCGTTCAAGATTGTCCGGGTTCATCTTACGGCTTTTCAGATAGGTTTTGTGTGCCGTTAAGAGTGGTCCGATTCCTTTGGGGATTCTCAGGATGCTTCGGATAGGTTCCGTTTCTTCGATGTAGGCAATCTTGATCCCGTCAATGAGTTCCTTGACGCGAACCCACGGGAATCCACTTGCCCGGCAAAGGGCGTCCGATAGACGATGATGGCCACACACCCAACAGTTTGTGAAGTTGTCCTTTAGTCGAATGCCAAGACGGTAGCGATTGGACCCGGGGGAGCAATAAGGACAATCGAGTTGTACCCATCCTGTGCGACAATGGTGGTGTCCATCCGTGTGAAAGGGGACGCGGATTTCACTTAAAACTTCGGATAGGTGCATCGGGATGATCCGTTCGTGGTAGGGGCCCAATCCAGTGGAAGACGGGTGTGCGGAATCGTTGATCTGACCTAAGATACCATCATCTTCCTTTTTCCCAAAAGAGAAACGTGTCTACAAGAAATCGTTTCATGGATGGGGGGCATCCGGGTTGTTCGGTACGGCACGCATAGATGCCGGTTGTCTCAGGAAGACCGCACTCATACTCAATCGGTGTCCGATCTTGTGGCATTCCCAGCATTTTCCCGTAAGACGGATCGGAGTTGGCGTCGTTTGTTTTTGGCGGGCGGGAGTGGGTGGTCTTCTTTTTGATCATTGTCGGTTTCCAAAATTCGGTTGTCGTGTTGGATGGTAGCTTGGATCGTGTGATGGGACAGGTAACGACGGATGCGGGCTTTGATGCGGTCGGTTCCATCGTTGTCGGCTTCGGAAATCCAGATCAAGTATCCTAAGGGAATCTTGTGGAGTGGTTCGTTGGTGTGCTTGCCCCACGGCATCCGGAGGTTGGATAGGGTTTGCATTTCCGCGTCCGAAATAGGAAGTGACGGTTTCGGCGGGTTGTGGAGTTGGTTGATCCTTTCTGCAAAGGCTGCTTTGTTGTCGGCGGCTTCATAACATTCTTCAGCCCAACGACGGGCTTCGATGCGGGCTTTGACTTCGGCGTCGGTAGGCATTGGGATTGTCCTTAAAAGCAGGAATGGATTCCTTTGGCGGCCGACTGTTTGGCATATTCGGTCGTGAGTTTATTGGACATTTGATCCGAAAGGAGTTTTTTTGGTTGGCGTCCGTGAGGACATTTCAAGGCTTTGGTGGTCCCAAACAGTCGGCAGTAAAACGGACGATTATGGTAGATCGTGCAACCTTTTTCGGAAACGAAGGGGCAGTGGGGTTGTTTGCCGATCAATTGTCCAAACCCGGCTATCACTTCTTGGCAGAATTCGGCCCGTTTCAATTCCTTAGGGGACAGTTTTTTCCATTCCTCAGGTAGGAAAGGAACCCGGCCACAACAATCATGGCACCCGGGTATGCAAGGGAAGGTGGGAATCGGTTTGTAGAGTTGGGGGAGGTTCATGATCATCCTTATTTGGTTTTGAGGACAGCTTTTTTTCGGGCATTGTGAATGACCTTCTCTTGTTTCAAGCGTTGGGCGTCGGTCATGGTTTGCAAGGCTTTCCAATGCTTATGAAATTTTCTGTCCCTTGCGGCTTTGTCCTCGACGCATTGTGTCATTAGGTCGATGATCGCTTGTTGTAGTGTGACACCTTCGATGGCACAAATGGCCTTGAAGGCTTGGTGAATGTCCTTAGGCACTTTCCGAGTTAGGACAATTGTTGTTCCCGGTTTGGCTTTGTTGTACGTGGACATAGTTTGCCTTTCGTGATGTAGCGTTCCAATAGGTCGAATACTTCTAAGGTTTCCCCGTGGTGTCCGTCCAGCACGGCGGAGATCACGTCTTGTTTGCTTTGCAGGATACGGCATAGGTGGTCTTCGATCGTGCCCCGGGCAACAAGGTAGTAGCAAGACGCGACTTGAGTTTGTCCGATTCGGTGGATGCGGTCTTCGGCTTGGGTGACTTCCCCCGGCGTCCAGGGCAATTCTATAAAGGTGACGGTACAAGCGGCCGTCAAGGTGATTCCAACCCCGGCGGCTTGAATGTTGCCGATGAACAGGCGAGTTTTGGCGTTGGTTTGGAATTGGTGGACATAGTTTTTCCGAATTTTGGACGGGACCGATCCGTCTACAAAAACGGACAGGGGCCGATATCGTTTCACGATGGGGGCAAGGATGGCTTTGTGTATCCCATAGATTACAAGTTTTTCGTCCGATTCTGCTAGAAAGGAATCGATCCAATTGATCACGGCGTCCAGTTTCAAGAGGGCGGCTAGGCGTTTAAGGTAGCCCATTTGCGTGATGCGTTCGGCTTTGGCGGCACGTTTGGCTTTGGCGGTCGATAAGCGGGATAGCCAGATCAAGAAGTTGTTGACCGCTTCTTCATATTCCTTGCGGTTGCTGATTTCCAGGGGAATCACGTATCGGCTTTTGGGTGGTAGGTCCTTTAGGACATTCCTTTTCAGTCGGCGGATCATGAGGGTTTCTTTTAGGTTGGAATGCAATTCGTTCAACCGTGTAGCCCCTCGAAAGTCCCATCCCCACGGTGTCCGTTTTGGGGAACAGTAGCGTTGGGCATAGGGAAAGAAACTTGGGTACAAGATAGGGTGGATGATGTTCAGGACGGGCCAAAGTTCGGATGGCCGGTTTGTCAGTGGCGTTCCGGACAATGCCACGATGTTGGGAACACCTTCGCATAGCTTGCGGATGGTTTTGCTTCGGAGCGTGTTTCGGTTTTTGATGTAGTGGGCTTCATCGAGAATAACCGCGTCCGGTTGCAAGTCCTTGAGCGTGTCCAACCATCCTTTGAGGATATCATAATTCAGGATGATTAAGGGGGCCGGCATGTTCCTCAGGAGAGATCGGGCACGGCGTTTGGGTTTCGATCCTTCTAAGACGTGGGCTCGGGTGTGGATATGCAGGGAGGCTTCGTGTTCCCAGTTGTACTTGAGGGCGGCGGGACACACTACAATTGTCCGTTGGAATTCGGGATGTTGTTTCCACCATAATAAGGCTTGTAGGGTTTTCCCTAGACCCATTTCGTCCGCTAACAAGGCCCGTCCGTGGAAGCGTTCAATGCGACGGACCCCACGAAGTTGGTAGGGGTAAGGCGTCGTCATTGCAGGGCCTCTTCGATGGTTTGGAAGGCGGATTGGATCTTGTCGTCAGACCATTTTCGTTTGACAAGATACTTACGGATTCGATTTTGGACCCGTTTGGCAATGTTGGTTTGGAATGGGTTTTCCGGTAGAAGACCTTTGGGGGGATCCAAGAGAAGGTGGGCCACGATAGCGGCGTCATCGGTGAGGGAATCCCATAGATCGGTGAAGCGGTGTTGCGTTGGCGGTGTTGGTATCCCGTTGGTGATCTCGGTGGTTTGCAGTAGCTTTTTGCGGCGTGGGTCTTGTTTGTGTCGGCGGCCTACCGATTTGCGATAGGAGTCAATCATGCGGACCCAAACGCGGCGGTATATCCACGGCATTGGTCGGAAGTTATGATTGCCTAATGGTGGCTTGAATTCCCGGTAAGCGTAGAGAAAAGCGATACTGGCTTCGCTACGCCATTCGTCCGTGGACCCACCATAGGAAAGGGTGAATCGTTGGGATAAGTGGTCCAACATGCTGGTTACGTCCATGTAGGTTTCGTCTTCGGCCCCGGGGACAGGAAGAACAAGGGATTGCATGGGGTGCGGTCCTTGCATGAAAGAGAGTGGTGCAAACGATTGTTACAAGGTAGCATAGCTTAGCAAGGGAGTCAATCAGCCTTTTGCTTTTTTTTCTTGTGGCGGCGGGGTGGGGAATCCTTGCCCATGTCGATGGAGAATCCATCGGGAAGGTTGGCTTCGTCGAATTCTCGGTCTTTCACTTGTGCCAATGATTCGGGAAGATCATCGGGGTTCTCGAAAGGAAAAGCCCGTCCTAGAATGGTGTCGTTGTCAGTAGGATGATCTGAAGGGTGGGTTTGTGTGTAGGGAAAGAGGGGTTCTCGGTCCCAAGTGTTCCATCCATATTCTCGTATGACTTGGTGGGCAGGGAATACTTGAGGGGGTTGGAGATCCGCCATTGCGTTCCAAACCCGCAACATAGCCATGTTGCGTTCTGGCGTGGCATGGGCAGCGTTCTTAAAGTTGTGGTAGTCGATTGACAGGACCATTTTTGTGACCGTCTTGGCGATGGCTTCCCGGGATGCGGTGAAACGAAAGCGGTAGTCTGCCACTTCGGTTGTTTTCACTTTGGGGTGGTGCTTGTAGCGGTTCGTTTCGGCCACTATCGCGGCGAAGGTTTCTAGGTCCGTTTTGACGCGGCCCCGTACTAGAAGGCGGTTGGAATTGGACTTGTCTTGAACGATGGAGAGAAAGCCGGTTTTGTGAAATAGCCACACGGTACAGGTTCCTTTGGGGAGGGAGGGAAAAGGGATCGGGGTTGGTGGTCCCTTTGGGTGCTAAGCGGCAGAAATCATTGGGAGCATTTTGCGGAAAGAGTTGATCTGTTCCATTTGGGCCAAGGGAGGGTTCTGCTTGACTACCCACGTAAAGGCTTGCAAGAGGGCCCAAGAGGTATCCTTGCCGTGTTCTGCAAACCGGGGGTTGCGGTATTCGTGGTCTACGTCCCCGATGCGGCTCCACGGCATGAGTTCAGCCCGGCCGGCTTCCATGAGAATTTTGTCAACCATCGTTGTTTTTAATTTTCGATCCCTCAGGCGTTCCACCATTTCGTTGATCGATTGGGCTTTGGTGACGTAGGTGTCCAGGGCGGGGTTCAGGTCGGCGGCTAGGTCTAGTCCAAGTGTGTGTTTGCGTCGGAGAATGATTTCCCCGGTGACCAGCCCGTTAGAGCATACGAACACGTTCGTGCCTACCGTGAGTTTTAGGGCCCGTTTGCGGTCGTTGGAAGTTAGGAAACCTAGGGAAAATGATTGGCCTTTGGGGGGTTTGACTTTGGGAATGTCAACGTCAATGACCCCGGCTAGTTCGGATCCACCCCGGTTGGTAATGAATCGGGTGTTGGTGACACCCCAAGACCTTGCGGTGCAAGCGTCGATAATGCAAGACGCCAAGTCCCCGTGGGGGATGCCTTGCCAGTAGGCTCCGGCGTTGTCGGGTCGTTGCATGGGGATTCTTCGGAGTTGGGTGAGGTTTAGGGCTTTATCGACGGTGGGCCGGGCGGTAATCATGCTAGGGTTCCTTTGGTTGTTGTGAAGTCTTGTTATGTTGTTATTATCGTTGAATAAGTCTTGTTGTCAAGACATATTCCGAAAATAAGATGGTTTTTTTTTATTCTGGACTTTGGGCCATGTTTTTGTTAGGCTACCCGCTTTGACAAGCGGACCCGTGTCAAAGCGGGTGGACTATTGTCCCCCTGGTGAGGGGGGAACAACAAGGGAGAATCGAACGATGGATGTAATGGAATTGGAAAAGGTGGAGTATCGGTTGCCGGATTCGGCCACGATGAAGGACCGCATTAAGCGGCTCTTGGACGTGGCGGCGGAATTCGCCAAGGATACGGATACGGATGCCGACGATAAGGCAGTGGCGGCGGTTCAGAACGTGATCCTCGGCAGTCCTTTTGTGTGGGAGATCGGCTACCGCCTATTGGCTCGGCGGCTTCCTGCCGAACCCCGGGGTGTTGCATGGGAAGTGGACGTGGATGAAACCATCACGGAATTGCAAGCCAAGCGTGATGGTCGGGCAGAAGCCATCGATCCGGCGACGATCATCTTGGCAATTCAAGCTATCATCCCCTTGTTGCAAGGGGTGTGGGGATTTCTCAAGAAGCGGCGGGAATCCAAGGTGACGCCGGTCCCGGTCCCGGTGGAACCCGTGGATCCGGTGACGCCGGCCGTCGTGTAGCGTTCGTGTTTTTGTTGGATGGGTGAGGGATGGGGTTGTGTTGTGGTGGGCCGGCAGAGGGCGGTGCAGACTTCTGCCGGCCCACACCACAACTTTCTAGGCAACAACAGGACAATGATCCATGAAACGAAGAATCTTCTGCCTTTCCCTGTTGTTGCCGGTGTTGGTTTCGGGGATGATCTTGGTGTCCCCGGGACCAGCCCGGTCACAACAGGTTGACGGGATCCCCGTCGGAGTCGATTTTGATATGACCATTCTGGCAAAGGGCCAGTTGGTAACAGCCACGCCAT